CCAGTACCACCTGGTAGGGTTACACTAGAAAATAAAAATAAATCTCCTACTTCTAATCCATGAGCTGCTTTGTTGACAGTTACAGTTGCAGAGTTGTTAGTGGTAGTTAAAGTACAAGATGTTATGTTTGTATCTAAAGGTGATATATCATAAAAAGCACCATCATGATATAAAAACAAACCTTTGTTCGTTCCTATTACTATGTATCTTTTACCTAGTAAGTCACTCCAAATGTGCATATCTCTGCCTACACCAACTAAAGTATTAGAAGTAGTTTGCTCCCATCCACCTATTTTTTCTGGATAACCATATCGAAAACGAACATTGTCACAATCAATCCATTTACCTTGTGCACCTGTTGGTGTGATTTGTTTGTTTATTCCTCCAACAATCTGGACTTTACTAAGCATAACATTATCTTAAATAGTCAGTTACAGTAGAATCTGATGTCCACCTATCTATTCTGTTTAAAGTTTTTAGTGAACCATCACTATTAAACTCATCAGTATACAATGCTTTAAACGCTGTCATATCTTTTGCATCATCTATTGCTGTGCAAATATCATTACAGTCTTTTCTTATTGCAGCACAATAAGTTAAAACTGCACTAGGTATGGTTGCACTACTATCCATAGTAACTCTTTGCACCAACCAGCCAAACTCTTTAATTAAAGCATGTGCCCTGGTTTTAGCTCTTCTTTTAGCTAATGTTTTCAAACCATAATCTATTACTTGATTACCCTCACTATCTAATACTTTGCTACCATCTTCATTTGTAACAGGAACATCATCTAAAGGCATATCTGATATTTTATAAGAAGTAGTAATTTTTTTGTTAGAACTATCAAAAGCATAAGTTGGACCAGAGGTTATTTCAAATCTATCATTACCTTTTTTTCCTGGTTCTACTGTGTATATGCCTATTGCATTTAATTCTGCCCAAGACCAAGCACCAAAAATATCTCTAGAATGTTTCACATCATTTATTGTAATATTTCTAGGAACTTTAATTATTTCTGTTATTTCATTTTTATCGTTTACTAAACCCCACATATTATCACCTCCTTAAAAAGCATTGGGAAATTTAAACGGACTTTCTGCCCAAGCAGAGTAGATATACTCACTACCACTACCATTACAACCAGCATTAGTTCCTTTTAAGCGAAAACCATTAGCAAAATAATCCACACCATCGTGACTATCTGCACCAGTCTGTTCTGAACTTGTACTATTCCAGTACACTTCTCTATATGTACCATCGTTAAATGGTCTCCTTAGTGCGTCAGATACTAAATAAGAACCATTACCATCTATTCTACGTAGCTGTACTAATTTTGGGCGAAATCCGGTGAATATGTATACACCATTTGCATTGGAGTTTCCATGATACCGACCAAAAGCTGAGAAACCTGGTATTGATGTCCAAGCCATAAATACAAAAGTATGCCCATTAGTGTTTAAACCATCAGTATAATTAGTATCAAAAGTAGTGGCATTTGGTGCAGACATACTACCATTATGCGATTTACTAGTTTGTGAACCTGTAGATTCAACTTGCAACACATAGTTTTGGTCATCTAAACCAGTGTGTCTATATATTCTTTGACTGTTACCATCTGAACGCATACTAATAATTAATTCTGGTGCTTTACCCAAACCATGTCCAACTGTAGCTGTTCCTGCACCTGATAAGTTGCCTGTATAAGTTCCTGTGCTAAAACCAGCAGCTGAATTTACTTGTATGGTTGAAGTCCTATCGCCATCATTGTTTGTTACTGTAGTTGTTGCGTTAGCTCTCCAACACCAAGCAACATAAGTTCTTCCATTATCGTTAGGTCCACTTCCACTCGTACCTAAAGTAAAACCATCTGAATCAAAAGAAGATACAATTTCATTAGTGTTTCCTGTACTTTGGTCATCAAAACGAGAGGTTGTATCCATTTGAAACATAAATGGAGTAGGTGTTGGACTTCTACTATTTAAAACTCCAGAATGATATAGTTGATTATTTTGTGAACTACTTGTCATCTTACACCAAATGACATCAGGTCTAAAGCCTAAACCTGTTATTGATTGTCCTGTTGTGGCATTACCTGTGTACTGTACGATACCAAATTGTTTACCACCAACATAATCATCATCAGTTTCTGCTGGGCTAATAGCATCAGCAACTGGTAAATTAGCTGAACATAATGCTAAAAATCCCTCTGTAGAATATTTAAAATTACCACGACCATTGCCGTCTGTTTCTGTTCCAGCAGTGGTTGCTCCTAAAAATGTACTATCTTGTCCAAAATTAAATGTAACATCTGCATCAGCAGCAGACCAATTACCTATAGCTGGAAATAATCTTCTTGTTGTCATTGCGATATTGTGTGGAGAACCTCCAGTACCAAAACCCCAATTAGTTCCTGCTGAAGGGTCACCAGAACCATAGATAGTTCCATTTAATCCTGCCCAAAATCTACCATTATCTGCATCTAACCAAATTCTTATTATATCTCCATTAGTAGGAGTACCACTACCATAAGTTTTATTATAAGTGCTACTGCCACTTCCAGGTCCGTAAAGTAATGTTTGATTTTGTGAATATAATCCAAATGCTTGTGCTCCAGATGGAGATGTTTGGCTATTGTAACCTAACTCTTGGTCTAAATTATAAAAGTCATTACACCAACCTATAATCATACCATTATCAGAATTAAAAGTGTTTACATAAACTTCATAATACCATTTACCAGAAGTAACTCCAAAAGTTCCTATTGTGGTTTCATTACTAATGTTAGTATATTTTAAGCTACCTCCAGCATGTGTGGTAGTAAAACCACCTTTTCTACTAGATACATCAGTTGAACCAGCTTGTTGTCCTAATGGATTTAAAACACAAAAATTTGAATTAGTTGTCATATTAACTCCCTGCTCCGTTGGTGGGTGAATCTAAAGTAATGTCATCATTATCTAAATTAGTAGCAGAGAAATCATTCCCATTTCCACTGCTATCTGTCCCAATGGCTCCCTCGGCAAATTTGAGGTAGAACCCATTATTACCAAATGATAAACCACTCGGATCCTTTGGAATCCAAATTCCGTTCTTACTCTGGGCGACCTCAGTTGGAGCATAAGATTGTCCATCAAAAAATAAAAACTCTGCGTAATATAAGTTTGTTCCATTTCCAACATGACCTATACCACTGTTTTGACCAACATAAAATGGTTCGCCTGCATTTATATGTGGTACATCTTCATCTTGAGAAACATTACTCATAGAGTAACCAGTCAATTGTGTTCCATTAACGTACACTCTAATTCTATCTGCTGCTGTCGATTGTGTTGTATCAAATCTGTATAACACGTGATACCAAGCACTAAAATCTTCAAACTGTTGATCTGAAGAACCAACACTTGTCATAGTTGTTTGTAAATCAAAATTTATTTCGTTACTACCATTAAAGGTTGAAAAAGAATATTGTGAGCCACTTGTTCCACTTGTAAATATAACAGTTTTTGCAGTATCATCTAATTCAGTATGTCTCTTTAACCACATACTAATTGTAAAAGTTTTCTCACTTGTCGCTGTTCCCATTGTTCTACTTAAATACATTGCTCCGCCACCAGTAGTTTGTAACAAACTTTGTCCGATTTGATGAGGGTAGAACCCTGTTGCACTTGCAGACTTTTGAAAAAATTCACCTTGAAGTGGCATTAAATATAACTCCTATGCAAATGCAAGTTGTGGTGATCCGAGCAATATATTATCGGCAGCTTGAACAAAATAAGGTAGAATATCTACGGATGATGCAGCAGTTGATATAGTTAATCCTGCTCCTCCAGCAGTTTCATAATCTGTACCTAAACTTAATGTTCTACTACCAGTACCATCTTGTATAATCATAATAATACCAGACTGTCCTACTGATTCAGTAGATGGATTAGCTAAAGTTACATTACCAGTAAAAGTCAAAACGAAGTTCTGGTACAAATCGAAGTCTAGCGTAGTTGAGCCAGTTGCGTTTGCAGTTTGTGTAGCTCCTCTTTGTCCAGCAGTAAAAGTATTTGCTACATCTTTAAAAACTGTATCAGCATTATAAGCTTGAACATCACTTCCTATTGCTAAACCTAAAGCTGTTCTTGCAGCACTAGCAGTTGTTGATCCTGTTCCACCTTTTGCTACTGTTACTGTTGGTAAACTTGCTGTACCTATTGCACCACCTAAACTATCTAGTGATACTTCTACAATATTAGTTCCATCTGCATATGCAAAATATATTTTTTGTTGGTCTGGAGAAAAGCCAGTTCCACTTGCAGTTTTAATAGTTAGGTTTGTTGGATTGGTTACACCTGTTACATCAAAGATATACATTTTTTCTATGCTGTCAGGAACTGTTAAAACAGTGGCTCCTGATAAGGTAACAGTAGCCACTTTAACAACCATATTTCTTGCGTTTGATATTGTGCCATCAGTCATTGCAAGTGCGACTGTAGCTCCACTACCAACTGTTACTTGCTCAAAACCACCTATTGCTTGTTGTACTAAATTTAAATTATTATTTGTTTTTGTTCCCCATGTACCAGCGTTTTCACCAGTAGCCATAAGTTCCAGTTTTAAATCTGATGAGTATGAAGATGCCATATTTTATCCTTTTTTTATGCCGCTGTTGTTATCTTAGTCCAGGTAACTGGTGTTCCAGTATCTACTCTGTTCCATGCTATTATTATTACACTTCCTACATTACTCGTCAATACTACTCCAGTAACATCATCTACTACACCGGTACCTGTTACCTCTGCTACTGTACCAACTGCCGATGTTGCTGCTACCCCTGTAACATCATATCCTGAAACTGGTATTATAGAACCAACTGCACTTGTTGCTGCTACACCTGTTACGTCTACTGCACCTGTTATTGGTATTGTTACAGTTCCTACAGAACCTGTTATGGAAATTCCTGTTGGTTCGATTAATGTAATAGGTGCAACTATCGTAGTGCCAGTTGCTGAAGTCGCAGATACTCCTGTAACTCCTACAGTTGCATCTCCATCAAAATCAACTGTTCCAAGTGCGCCTGTCAATTGTAATCCTGTTGGAGTAATCTCTACACCTTGTGTTGTAGTAACATCGTTAGTATTAGATTGTAATCCAATACTTGTTGCATCTATTACGACAGTTTCAGATACAGTTGGTGTAACTGTTCCCACAGCAGAGGTCATACTTACGCCTGTTGGTATAACAGAATAAGCACCTCCCCAAACTCTATTACCCCAAGAGCCTCTACCCCAACCTACGCCAATTAAAAATTCATCATCAATAGTTACAGAACCTATAGCAGTAGTAGATGCTACTCCAGTAACAGACACAGATATGTCATTTTGATCACCCCAAGCTCCTTCGCCCCAAGGTAGTAATCCCCAAGTATTAGCTAACTCAGTATTGATTTGACCACCCATACCTGAATGGTATTGACAATAATAATATAAAGTAGGAGCAGAATCTGCTACTTGTATAGTTGTAAGATAATTACCATCATCTTTTGTTACACCAGTTGTGTATTCACTACCGCTGTTATGAGTTCCATCAGAGGTTGTGGAAAATCTTAAAGGATGGCTAGTTGCTGCTGACCAATTAAATACATAAGTACCACCCTCAGCTAATGTAAGAGTATCTTGCTGTACTCCATCAATAAAGTATTTATTATACCCACTAACATTTTGTACTGTAACAGTAAATGTTCTAGTGGTCACGATTAACTCCTAATTAAGCTATTCTTATAATCGCATTTGACGCATCAGCAGTTGGAAACTGTATTGTAAATGTTCCTGAAGTAGCTGTTTTATCTCCACCAAAATCTAATACTGCAACTGCTGGATTACCAGATGATGTATTATATATTAATGCACCTCTTGCTGTAAGTGAAACACCTACAAAAGATAAGTTTGCAAAATCCACTACGGCTGTATCACTACTTAGAGTAGGTGTTACAGGAGCAAGAGTTCCACCACCACTTGTATATCCAGATGGTGAAGATACTTGATTGTCTGTAGTAAAAGATGTAGTTGATTTACCTAAAGTTGCACTTGAAGTATACATCGCTAATTTGAATGTGCCTCCTCCAGGATTAGTAAAATTATGCACGCCTTTTAAAACATCTGTTTTAAAAACATTACATACTGCACTTGTTGTTATTGCCATATTTTTTCTCCTATAAAGTTAAGGTGAAGGAGATTGCACAGGTAATCTCATTACACCATCGTCATAATCAGCACGTCTACGTTTACCCATTTGTGTAAGCATAAATGCCTGCATACTCTCATTATACTTCTCTTGATACAGTTTGTACATATCCATAGGACCTTTTAAATAACTAAAACATTCTACTAATACACCATACAATAGTAAATTTTCTTGATTTTTTGACAAAAATGTATCTGTTGTTGATGTAAAATGATCTGGATCTTTTATATAATTTACTTGAACTTCATAATTAACATCTGGCACCGGAGCTAAAACTACTGTCAATTCATTCCAATTTGCATAATATTTTGGAGTGCCTGTTGCATTTGTGGGGTTAAATTCAGCAATAAAAGAAGTGTCTCTTTTTTCTAAAAAATCTCTAGTGTTGTTACTTATTATTTGTACAGAACGTATACTAAT